GGCAGAGCGAAGCGAGGAAGTTTAATATAATCGAAATTTCTAACGAAAAATACCACCACCACCCGAAAACGAAGGGGGACGGTGATGGTGCGGGGACACCTCAAACAATCCACAACTATTCCAAACTATACTTAAAACTTAAATGACCGGAGGGAAAATGCAAGAATTAAATCTTTATAGTGGGGCTTCAATAACAACTCTAAATTACGGTGTTCACATTCAGATAATTTACCGTTACAAAATAAACGGAGAGGAGCACACGAAGATTTACTATCTAAAAGAGTCAAGAAGAAATCCGGGTATATATCTAAACAACAAGAAGTCTTGACATAGTAGATATATTTTCTTATTTTTCACTAAAACGCAACTGAAGGGAAGCGGGGTATTGGCTCCGCTTTTTTTATGGACATAATTCAACACACAGCACACGGTTACATCATAGGCGACTTAGCTTCAAGAGCGTTAGGTGGAGAGCCGTATATTTCCTTTAGTGCGGCTTTGTTTGGTGCTTTACCCGACATCATCGGTTACATAGGTCTAAAGATTAAGGGGGATTGGACGGTCTATGAAAGATTCCATAAATTGAATTGGCTGTGTTTACACCCGGCTTATTTATTCCATATCCTTTTAGATAAACCTTTGCACGGTGAGATTAAGTGGTGGAAAGAGGGGCTTGTTTTTGAAATTTTGGGATGGCTTTTAATTTTAGCTTATTATGACTAAAGAAGAAATAATACAAAAATCTAAGGATTCCTTTATTTATCTTGGTAACGTGGTCACCCCGGATACCTTTGACCTCCCCTCCCCTAAGTTCCACTTTGAGGTTGAGGACGTAGTATTGGGTAACGCTAAATGGATTTATAACAAAGGGACTGACTCCTACGACATAATTTATGGGGATTTTACTAATAAGAAAATCTGTATCGAAGCACCAAGAGGCTACGCTAAAAGCACTTTAATCGCCGCTTACGCAGTCCTCCACCATTTATTGTTCTATGGCGATAAAACATACATAATCATTCAATCCAAAACACGTAAAGAAGCAGTCAAAAGACTTAGGAAAATTAAGAATATATTCCATTCAAGGGTTTTCAGAGCTGTTTTCGATAAACATTATAGCGAATCCACTTGCCCTATTTGGCGTGAAGATAAAGTCTTGACCCCGGATGGTCATACAATCGAGGCTATAGGCACTGGTCAACAGACAAGAGGGCTGAAAGAGGACGATACCCGTGTTACTCTTTGGGTCTTAGATGACCCCGAAGATGAAAATAATACCAAAACCCAAGATTCTATGGACGATAACTTCCACAGACTTTTAACAAGTCTTCCGGCTTTGTCTAAAAATGAATCCCAAATCATAATCATAGGCACACCTATCCATCAAATGTGTATGGTTGAACGCCTTATGAACGCTGAGGGTTGGGTGACAGCTAAATTTCCAGCTTGTGATGAAATTACTAAAGAAGTCCTATGGAGCGAATACGAAACCTACGAAGATTTAATGCAAGAAAAAAAGGAGATGATGTCTTTAGGGAAGGTCTCAGTATTCTATTCTGAAAAAATGCTCGTTATAACCGGAGATGAGGACGCTGTTTTCAGAGAGGCAGATATTCAATATTATAAAGGATTCATCAATATAGTTGATGGCGAAGCAATTCTAAATATAACTTCTCTAAATAAAAAAGAATTAGAAGAACCTATCCTCAAACCAGTTAATCTTTATATGGGCGTTGACCCCGCTTCAAGCGAATCAAGCAAATCGGACTACTCGACTACCGTGATGATAGCTTATGACGAAGATCAATGTATTTATGTGCTGCCTTATTTTGAAAAACAAGTTAGACCCAGCGTCCACGCTGAAGATATAATCAATAAAATCATTGAATACCCGATTAAACGTGTAAACGTGGAAACAGTTTCCTATCAAGAATCCCTTAGGAATATAATCAATGACTATCTTAGAGAGAAAAATAAATATCAATACGGTCTCGAAAAGAAGTGGACACCGAGACGAGACAAGGACACAAGATTAAAAGATTTGGAAAGATTCACGGTTAATAAGAAACTCTACCTACAAGAAAATATGCACACACTCTTAGCCGAGTTATTGAATTTCCCTCGTGGTAGGAAAAATTTATTGGATGGTTTGTGGTATGCCACAAGATATTTATCAATACCCGACCACTCAACAGAACCAATTAAAAAAGATGAAGAAGACGAGCCAACATTATCTTGGATGGGAATGGTATGAATATAGAAAATGAAGCTAAATTTAATAAGGATTTATTCTTAGAGTACAAAACCACCGATAGGTATAAGTGGGCTGCCCAAGCTGCTGACGATATTGCTTTTGAAAATGGTGCTATCTTCACGCAAGGTGACGCAGAAGCTTTGAAGAAAAATAACGTACCAGTTCCAAGCATAAACGCCTTGAAAGATGGCATAAGCCAATTAGTCGCTCAACTCACAGCCAATAAGCCAAGATTCTCCGCCACCGCAAGGGAAAATTCAGACGTTAGTTTAGCCGGGACTTATGCGGATTTGTTTAGTTATATTTGGGACATTTCAAACGGTAATAGAATATTAAAAAGAGCTATTAAAGATTATGAAATAGTCGGTATCGGCGCTTTGATGGCTTATGTAGATTGGACCGCTGATAACGGTAAAGGCGAAATCTTAATAAAAGATATAGACCCGCAAGATCTATTTATTGACCCTAATTCAAGAGAACCCGATTCAAGTGACGCCGCCCATATATTCACAGTCCAACAGTACTCCCAAAGACAAATAGAAAATTATTATCCGGATTTTGATTTTGAGGGGGCTGAGTCAACACAAGATAACCACCACGTCAGACACCTTCGCTCTGAAGAAAACGATCAAACATTAAACGTCAACAGATTTAATCAATTTACCGATAAAAAATCTAAGATTTATGATGTAATAGACCGATACACTAAAATTAGAGTCCCTTACTATCATTTGTTTGATAAATTCAGTGGCTATGAAGCGGTGTTGCCAGAAGAAGATTATAAAGAATATTTAGAAAGAATTGCGGTAACGTCAGTCCATTCAAACGGCGAAACTACCTATACAACAAACCAAACCGAAGTAAGAGAATTACTTAAAATAATAG